ATAATACGATAAGTTACGGATCATCCATAGACGAAGCCAAACAACAGCTAAAGGACTTTATTAGTGGCAAAAAAGATAAGACTGGCAAACTCAAATCATACATAACACAAACAGCTAGGGATTCAGTTAGCCAAATGCAAGGCCAACAATTCCAAAGTATAAGCAATAACATAGAAACGGTTGGCATTCGCTACGTTGGCGGTGTTTTAAACGATTCACGAGGTCAATGCACTAGATGGGTACGTGAGTTAAAAGGGTTTATTCCGTGGGAACAATTAGACGCAGAAATAAAACTAGCCTACAAGAATCAAGCCTTAAAACTAGAAAAGCCAGAAGGTCACAAATGGGGGGGGATGATGCCAGATACAAATAAAAGTAATTTTTTAGTAAAGCGTGGTGGATTTAATTGCACTCACACAGCCGTTCCAGTTAGAAAAAAGCCTATTTAGTTTTATCTTTTAATACCTTCCATTCCTTAATAATTTCTAACACTATTCTAGGTTTAGTGTAGTCCTTACCTTGTGAAAGGAGTTCTATTTTCTTTTCATTTATTGCATCGTTGCAAGTAGTATCAATAGGACTTAGTAAAATAGCTTTAGCCATAATTATATTTAATTACATTTAATTACAAAGGTAAACAATAAATAATAATTACACATAGTATTTTTGTATCAAAGTTTTAAACATGGCGAGGCCAAAAAAAATAAACGTAGCCGATTTGCAAACACCTATTGAAGTAGTGCCTGAATTGATAGAAACGAAAGAAGATGTAAAGGCTATTAGAACGCCACAAGTAACAACATCACACATCGAAGTAAATAAGGTGAAGTTAGCTAATAAGATAACAGGCAAAATAATTGCTATGGCCGTTGATGAAAAAATAGCTAACAAGCTAGTGAAATCAAATCCAAATATCAAAATTGTACAATAATGGCAAAGACTAAAATTGAACCCGAAAACGTGGAACTTGAAGCAACTATTGAAGAAGTACCTTCAGTTGCTGAAATACAACCAGAACCACAAGCGCAACTTATAAGAGGTTACATTCGTGTAATAAAGAAAGGCGGATCTGGTAAAGGAATTGTAATCAATGCCAGAAACTATGGTGAAGATAAAACGTACAAACCTAGTATTTGGGAAGTCGTAGACGCAAAAAAAAAATAACATTCTTCCACGCCTACCACATACAAGGTAGCGGTGGATGCAAAACTTGTAATTAAAAACAAAAACCATGAGCAAAAACATCGAATTACTACTTAAGGAACTAGGCGTACAAGACATTGAGGCCACTAAAACTGCTTTACTATCTGATGAAGAAAATTCAGACATAATAGTAAGCCTTAAAAAGCAAGCACAAGCCTATTCAAGACCATTTTTAGAAGCTGAATTTATAGACAAGTCAAACACCGAACGCAAATCATACAAGGGCAAATACATGAAAGAAGCCCTATTGAAAGCAAATAAGACTTTCGGCAATGCATTGACAAACAAAGAAATCGATGATATACTAAATGACCCTGAAAACGAAGGTAAAAACATTGATGTAGCATTGGACACCTTGAAAGAGCGTGTAAGCGATAAGAAAGGAACACCCGAACATGAATTGCAAAAGATGTTAGACGTAGCCAACGGAAAGCTAAAAGAGTATGAGGAAAAGATACCACAAATCGAGAAGCAAGCCGAAGAAAAAGCCAAACAAGCTATTGAGCAGTTTAAACTTGATGGCGTAGTGACGAAGAAACTTTTGGAAGTCCTTAATGATAAAACAGATAATCCTAACAAGGTAGCCGAACTAATCAAGGGGCAACTAAGCCAAAAGGCTTTACTTAGATTAAAAGAGGACGGCAATATAGGACTTTACGACCTTGCTAATCCTGACACACCATTGAAGAAAAACGAAACAACCTTAGAAAACTTTGAAAGTTTAGTTACAGGCATGGTTGACTATTACGGACTAACCAAGAAATCAGCAGGAACGGAGCGTAAACAAATACCAACTACTGAAACAGAACCAACACAAAAGATTACAAGCGGGCTAGGTGCTAAGATGGCACAAGTAGCATCTGCTTAACATACTTGCAGACCAGAGTAGGAATACTCACAGCCGAAAGGCAACAAACACAAATTGGCGACGTTCTGCCTATTTAATGAACAAAAACGAAATTGGAGTGACACGCCTATACAAGATGTCAAATTCAAACAATTAAAATTCATTAAAAATGTCAAACAACTGTACGCCTAATGTGCAAGCCTTTATCGAGGATTTGTATAGATTAGGAAGATACACCGCACCTGCTGGAGCGGTTGAAATGGCTATGAGTACAGCCAATGGAGCGGAAGTTGAAGCCCAAATGATAAAAAAGAATGGCAAGACTTCTGTATACTCAATTACAACTATTGACGCAACGTGTGATACGCCTGCTGACTGCGACGACTTCGTATGTGGTGGTGCTGGTACTGATGACACTACGCTAACATCATGTACTACTTTCAATTCATTTGATTGTAAGACTATGCCAGCGTGGAGAAATCTAAGCATCACAAGTTTGCGTGACTTAGGTAGTGCTTCTACAAAGCAAGTATTTGCTTCTCACCTTTGGGATCAGATGCAGAAATTGAAAGCCGTGGTAAGTGAAGAATTGACTATCGCTATTTGCGCTGGTGCATCTTCAAACATCACTCCGACTTATTCATTGTTAAATGCACTCGGTGCGCCTAACTTTAGTGTTGATGGTGCTATAATGGCCGATTTTGCAGACAATGGATTCGGTGGTGTTATGCCTTTGCTTTTGGGTAATCGTCAAGTGATGCAATTTGCTAAAGCACAAGGTGCAAGCGGATTAGCTGATAGTGGTTTAAATCTTGGTGCTATGCAACGTTTTCCTGCGTTCTATGACCAAAATATGACCGATTCAAACTGCGCACCTACCACATTAGGTAACGACGTTATGTTATCTATCCTGCCAGGAATTGTAAACTTACTTTCATTCTCGGATAATGCTGGAATGTTTGCAAGCCGTCAAAATCCTAGCCGTTGGGATGACGTAGACCCATTGACCTTGTTACGTGAAGGTGATAGCTACGTTCACACAACTATCGAAGACCCTAAAACAGGTATGTTATTCGATTTAGATATTGTGTACGAGCCAAAATGTAAGAAGTTCCAATACAAGTTACAAACTTTGTATAAAGCACTTCTATTGCCAGTACAAGGTTGTAAAGATTCAGGATTTACAGGTATCATCAAAAACGATATTTGCCCTGCAACTGCCGTTGAATGCGCACCTTAATTCTCAATTAAAAGGGTGGCAAACGTCACCCTTTTTTTAAATCACTTACAATGGGTTGTTTAGACACTATCATAGGAATTAAGGCACAATGTACAGGTGCTGACACTGAATCGTTAAGCGGTTATTTTATTACCGATTACCCTGGAATTACAATTCAGTCGGCATCGAATTACAATGATGAAAAGACCGTAACAGGATTTAACTATCTTGTAGACCTTCGCAGACGTGCAATGTTAAGGCTTAATAACGACATACAGGCTTATATAGCCTCTAATTATCGTGTGAATGCAATAACAGGCAATGCATGGAAAACAGGCGAATATACAACGTCTACAATAAGCGCAGGCACAAGTGGACAAAGAAGGGGTTTAGTTATCTACAAGCAGAAACCACAATGTAGGCTTTATAAAATAGTGTTGAATCGTGTGCGTATTTATTCAAATCAGACCATTACTACTACACTACGACTAGCCGATACAAACGGAACGGTTTACAATACGTCGGTAGAATTGGAGCAAGGGGTAATAACTGAATTGGTACTAAACAAAACATTTGAAGGTAGTGAGATTCAAATTACTTTACCTAGCGATATAAGTGTATATGGTTCAACTCCTTTCTGTGGTGTTGGGTGTGGTAACACGTTAAAAAGTGACTGCGTAAGAGTAAACGGATTAAGCAACGGAACACCCAATACGACGCAGAGTTATGGAATTGAAGCGGATGTACAATGTAAGTGCGACCTTACTACGTTGGTATGTGATTTGGCTACTAATAACCTAATAGGCCAATGTGCTTATGAGTTGTGTGGTGCAATGTTTTACGATGAAATGATTAAGAACCATAGGCTTAACTACTTGACAATTTATCAAGGTGACGAGATTAAGCAACAAGCGCAAGCAGGATTTCAAGCCTATCAAAGCTATATGGAAAATGCAATGAAAGGTTTACGAAACTACCTTGTAAATTCAGACGGTGGATGTAAATGTGTTGACTGTTCAGGGGTTCAAATAAAAACAAATGTTTGATTTAGTATCAGATAGGTTGGCTGAAATCGCACGAAACTTGGATGAAAAAATGCCGAGTTTGATAGCTACGCAGTCAATGGTAGAACTTGAAGCGGAGTGGAAAGATAGGATTTTCGGACGTGGCGAAATGGCGGATGGTGAAAAGATAGGTGAATACTCAACTAAACCGACCTACTTTACAAAGGATTCGTTTATCAGAGTTAACGCATTTAAACCACAAGGGAAGAAAAGTAAAGATTCAAAGTTTAAGAATGGCAAGCAAAGACAGTCAATGTTTTTACCAGGCGGTTACTCAGAATTTAGAGATATACAAGGCCGTGAAAATGAGTTTGTAAATTTGAAGTTTGGCGGATCAATGGAGCGAGGATTTAGAGTGTACAAGTTTGGAAATGAGGTATTATTTGGCAATGCGTCAGCCGTTGAGACTTTAAAGATAAAAGGCAATGAAGATAAGTTTGGGAATTGGACGCAAACAAGTGAGGCGGAGGAACAGAACTTAAAAAATAACATCGCAAATTTAGCGGTGGTAACAGCTAAAGAATGAAAGAACAACTAGAAAATATTAAGGCATATCTACTTGAAAAATACACGCAGTATAATCAAGGGTTTGCCAATGTCGAAAAGCCTAACGGAACGGAAATAGTGTTAGATGACAATAACAACTATGTAGGCATATCAGACAATAAAGGGAACTACTTTTATATCCGTTCACTAAAAGAAAGTAGCCTCGAAGTCATGCAACGAAATAGCAGACCACAATTCTACAAGCGTACGACAAAATGTAGAATAGTATCTATACTGAAAAATGCTGATGAAGAAACACATTCATTGGTACTAATTGAGGCTGTGAGTAGATGTGGTCATGATGTGACAAGAAGCGTGACCAATAAAACACAGGTATTCTTTGAAGAAACAGGAACAAGAAAAATAAATGATTCGTTTAAATCCTTATCTTTGTGCTTGTTAGACTTTGATGAAATTTCCTGTCTTTCCGCCTTTTGGTGCGTCGTTCCCTTGTGTGTAGCTTATACCGTTTGAATCAAGCCACGTAGTAATTGAAAACGTTTCGTTGTACAAAGATGAATGTTTCCAACTGCTACCTTGTGAAATTATAGGTCGGCAAATTCCGTTAGTGAATAAATCCTGAACCATTGAAACCCATCTTAAACTTGTTTTTATTTCCCCACTTTTCAAAGTAGGCAATGGATTTGCAAATTGCTTGTTCATTTCTGCTGTTAGTTTTTGATTTGTCGTTGTCATAGTTTTAAGTTTTAATTGTTTGTTTCTGAGTGCAAATATACACCTCACTTTCAAACTACCAAACATTTGTGTAAATTATTATAGCAAAAGAATTGTTAATTAGTAAAACAAGGTAAGAAAAAACCACCCCATAAGAGGTGGCCTAAACTATAACTAGAAACAAACAATTAAAACTTAAAGCTATGACAACGACAAATCAAATAACAAGTAGTGTTTACGAAGTAAAAATGAATCGTAAATGGGTAAAGGTAAGGGCAACAAGTATGCTAGCTTTAGATAATTGGGCTAAAGAAAATAATGTAACAGAATGGAGAATGGTAGGCATGATGTCAATAGCTGAAATGCAAGAAAGCCAAAGTTTAAAAGTAGTAGCATAATCTTAAATAAATACGCAATGAATCCAACAACGCAACAAAAAATAAACGTACTGTGCATGATACTTGTGCAGTACGAATGCAATGAGTGTGATATGTCAATAGTTTTTGCAATTAGGCAATTTACATCTATGGCAACTAGCAAGATAGTTAGAGAATTAGGATTAAAGGTGGGAAATGCAAATAGCTTAGAAATAAATCCTTACGATGGCTATTCAAGCAACGAGGAAAGGGTAAAACATATAAAATCTAGGCTAGAGGAAATAAAGAAAGAATTGTAAACCAAAACTAACAATATGTACAAACTAAAACCAAAAGTAATTCAGTTACTACAAACAGACCAAAACATACGCCGTTCAGTAGCAATGTCTATGGGCGTAGGTGAGCAAGCGATACGCAATTCGATAACCTCAAAATACGAAGGGAGAAGCATTGCAGTACACCATGATGCATTGAACACTTTAATTGATAAAACAGGCTTAATAATGTCTGAAATTCGGGAGGTAATCAATGACTAACGTATCTAGTATTTGCGTTCGGTTTGCATTATTAACGATAAACTAAATTAAAAAGACAATGACAAATTTATTTGAAAAACTTGGTGAAATACTGAAACCGCAAACTGACGCAAATACTGTGTTAGCTGCTGGCTGGATTCCAGTAGAACAATTACCAACTGG